ATGATCGCATCTGGTAGCGAATCGGATAAACCGGGGCACGTCCCCACGAATCTCCCCACGGTCGCCATGCCCGTCCCTGTCGGTCCCAATGACACGGCGGCGCAGCGCGAGTGGGAACACTTCCAGGTCGCCAAGGGTATCGAGCGCTATCGCCGGTCCCTGGTCCGCACCAAGCGCGACGGCTCGACCGTCGCCAAGGGCCTGGAAGAAACTACGCCAGGGCACAGGATTGCGACCGAACTCATCGGCCCAATGGTGGCGGCGGTACAGGAAGCACAGAAGGGCTACGCCGGGGCGCTCCAAGACCCGAAGCTCTGCAAGCTGCCGGTCGAGATGACCGTGCTGTCCATGCTCCCTGCCGAGACCATCGCGGCGTGCGCCGTCCTGACTGCCCTGGCGGTAGGAAATGAAGCATCGTACACATCGGTCCGCGTGAACTGCGCGTTGCGAATTCGCCACGAACTTGAGTACCAGGAGTGGCGCCGGGCCGAGGCCGAGAAGGAAGCCGAGCGGAAGGAATTGGGCGAGGACGGGATCAACATGTTCAAGCTCATGCTCCACCGCAACAAGGGCGAGGTGAACAAAAAGGTCTTCGACAAGTGGTCCAAGAAGGCCGGGACCCTCATCAAGCTCGAATGGACCCACGCCCAGAAGATTCAGGTGGGCGCCGCCGTCATGGACCTCCTGGTGGGGTCGAACGGCTGGTTCCAGGTCTGGCTGAAGTCCGAGGGCGGCTCCAAGCACCCGAAGACGATGTTTGGCATGACCGAGACCGCCCTCGCCCTGACGTCCGCTCTGGGCGCTCAGTGCGAACTCCAAAGGCCGTTCATGGCCCCGATGATTTGTGAACCCGCCGACTACGAGTTCATTGCCGATCAACCTGCTGATAAGTGAAGCGTTTCGCCCACATGAACACACGCAACCAAACGCCCGTGACCGTCCTGGTCGGGCCAACTGCCATCGCCGGGTCGTGGACCCACATGATCCGCGCCGACATCCCGGCCATCCGCGTAGGCGACCCGGCCTGGGTCCACGAGGCGGCCAAGGCCATCGCCCTCAGCCTCACCGAACACTTCGAATCCAAGGAACAAGCATGAAGACCAAGCAAGCAATCGCCAAGCTCATCGCCAATCGCAAGAGCGACATTCGGCCCCACGCATTCGAGACCGGGAACGGCGCCGTGATCGAGGTGGTGCTGGATGGGACCGCCTCGCGCCCGGCAAAGCTGACCTTGGACGGGGAATGGGTCTCGGTGCAGGACCTCCGAGAGCTCTCCAAGCTCGCCAAGAAGCTGGCCGAGGCCCTGGAGGCCGCCGGCGCAGACGCCGACGCCTGACCCGCCCGCATCACCGCAACACCTGGGGAGGCTCCGGCCTCCTGTAACCCGAACGACTGAGACGCTGAGATGACGAAACTGAACGGTGGATACCTCACCCTGAAGACGGACGCTGTGAAGGCCACGGAATACTCGAACGCCCACACGTCCGCCCTCGACCGCCCGATGACCGGCGCACACCTGGAAGCACTGAACTGGATTCAGAAGACTCGGTGGCGCGTCAACCGCAACGTTCTCGCAGTGGCCCTGGGCCTCAAGGAGCGAGGGTGGGCGGTCGAGGGATGGCCCTCGGCTGAAGAGATTCCGGCGCCGGTATGGCAAGGCCCCGGCGAGATGGATCGTACGACCGACGATGGCAAGGCGTTCCTCCGCGAGCGCGAAGAGGTCCACTACCAGAACGCCCGGAACGCCGGGATTCGCAAGAAACTCTGGGACATGCTCGGCATGGCCGAGGAACTTGCAACCTTCCCCGCCATCTGGTTCCCGCACTACGCGGACTTCCGGGGCCGGTTCTACCCGCGCCCCCAGGACCTCCACACGCAGGGCGACAGCCTGGTGAAGGGGCTCCTGGAGTTCTCGGAGCCGCAGGCCCTGGGCGACAACGGCCAGTACTGGACCTACGTCAACGCCGCTAACTACTACGGCGAAGACAAGCTCCCGCTGGACGACCGCGCCCGCTGGACCGCCGACCACATGATGGGCATCCTGGCCGCCGCCGAGGACCCCTTCGGGGCAGGCTTCGAGTTCTGGTCCAAGGCGGATAGCCCCTGGGAGTTCCTGGCCGCCTGCTATGAGCTCAAGCGCCTCCGGGACTGGCTGGCCGTCGGCAACCTGCCCGAGGACTTCCAATCGACCCTGGTCTGCCGCTACGACGCCACGTGCTCCGGCATCCAGCACCTCGCAGCCCTGATGAAGGACGAGGTGTCGGCCCTCCAGGTCAACGTGGTCTCCCAGGGTCCTGGCATCCGCGCCGACATCTACACGAAGGTGAAGGACGCCGTGGTCAAGCTGGTGAACCTGGACCGCGTGGACTCCCGCTTCCGGGAAGCCGCCGAGCTCTGGGTGGACCGCGTGGTCCGTGGGACCGTCAAGCGGGCCGTCATGACGACGCCCTATGGCGTCTCGGAGCGCGGCATCCTGAACCAGATCATCAACGATGGGTTCGCGGACCACGTGGAGAAGGGCAAGGCCCGCTACGCGGCGGCTGAGTACCTGACCCAGAAGATCGTCTCGGCCCTGGACGAGTCCATCGACGCCCCGCGCCGCGCCATGGCGTACTTCCGCGAGGTGGCGAAGTTCCTGGACAAGAAGGGCCTCCCCCTGGTCTGGGACACCCCGAGCGGCTTCACGGCCAAGCAGGCGTACTACAAGACGAACCAGAAGCAGGTGCGAACCCTGCACGGGGACGTCCTGATGCGCTTCGAGATGCCCGAGGCCGGCTTCGCGCCGGGCAAGCAAGTCCTGGGGGCCGCGCCCAACGTGGTCCACTCGTTCGATGCGGCTCACCTCGCGCTCGTGGCCGTCGCCATGAAGCGTGAAGGCGTCCGTGACCTCGCGTTCGTGCATGACTCCTTCGGGTGCCATGCTGGTAACAGTGACCTCCTGCTGCGGGTCACCAAGGAGCAGTTCGTCGCCATCTACAACCGGGACACCCTGGAAGAGTGGCGGCAAAGCGTCATCAAGCATTCGGGTTGCCCCGACATCCCTGAAGTACCTCCCCTCGGCTCGCTGGACGTCACCAAGGTCCTTGAGTCCGAATTCTTTTTCTCCTAACTGAAGCGTTTCGCCCACATGAAAAAGCTGCACTACACCTCCTTCGCCGCCCTGATCGCCGCCTTCAACTCGGGCAAGCGTTTCCAAGTTAGCCGTGACGGCCGCATCGAGACCGTCAGGAGCATCTCGATCAACCGCTACAACGAGAGCCGGATTGACGTTCGGACCGTCGAGACGCCGGGGTCCTACGGGCGATTCCGCCCCGATGGCACGAACGAATCGGAGCCGAACTGGTTCCTGATCGAAGTCCCGGTGGAGGCCGCCTTCCCGTTCTCGTCGGCGGACGCCCTGGTGGCCGCCTTCAATGCCGGCGTGAAGTTCGAGGTCGTCAATGCGGGCGGTAAGGTATCGCCCGTCACGAAGATCGAGAAGACCGGCCTCGGACGCGCCGGCTTCTATGTCGAGGCGAAAGGTGACGGCCCCTGGTCGCAGTTCGACCTCCGTGGCAACAACGACTGGCTGAGCGACAAGCTGCGCGTGAAGGTGGAGATCACCGATACCGCCAGCGCCGCCCCTGGCCTCCAGGTGTTCAACGCCGATGGCGCGAAGGTCATGGAGATCGGCGCCCGCTTCGGCCTGAACCCTCTGCGCGTCACCGAGTCCGGCTCGGTCACCTCGGCGCCCGCTCCTGCGCCGGCCCCGAAGCGTGCCGTGGACTTCCCGAACTGGCTGGACGAACTGGCGAAGGGCACGAAGTTCTACTGCCCCGCGACCAACGAGGACGTCACGGGCATCAACGTGAGCGCCAAGGGCTTCCAGGTCATGCTGGCGAAGGTCGGCGTCACCGGAGCTACCCCGCGTCACTCGACCAACTACCGCCTGAACGGTAGCCACAAGCACGTCAGCGCCCGCTCGCTGGTCGTGAAGCCCGAGCCGGTCGCTGCGCCGGCCCCGCGCGTCGGCAAGTCGTCCCGCGCCGCCATCTTCAAGAACCGCCTGAACGGGCAACTGTTCGTGGTCCGCGAAGGCGAGGTCCTGCCCCCGATCCGTGGCGTCCGCGACGCCGCCCTGGTCGGTGAAACGACCATCGTGGAGTAATCCACGTCATCCCCTGGCCCCTCTTCGGAGGGGCTTTTTCATTTCTACATCACAACGGAAGCAAATGGCTGACGCTAAGAAGAAGTCCAAGATCATCGAGAAGGCCGTGACCCCGAAGGGCACGCTCATCTACGCATGGGTGGACAAGCCGGACAACTCGGAGTACGGCAAGGGCAAGTACAAGTGCGGCATCCTGCTGGAGAAGGGCGTCAAGGCGAACGACGAGTTCGCCAAGAAGCTGAATTCCCTGCACAAGGCCGCCAAGGGCAAGAGCGACGCTCGCCCGGCCAAGGACGGCGACGAACTGGCCGAGGACAACGAGAAGAAGGAAAAGCTGCGCGGGTATTGGGTCATCACGGCCAAGTCGCAGAACAAGCCGTCGCAGAAGGCCGCCGACGGCAAGACCGACCTGAAGGAAACCGCCCGCTCGGGTGACTTCGGTCGCCTGTCGGTCGCCATCGCGGAGTACGACGCAGGCGCCAACAAGGGCGTCACGCTGTACCTGAACGGCCTGAAGCTCCTGGAGCGCCGCGCCGGCCACGATCTCGGCTTCGAGGACGAGTCGGACGACTACGAGAACGACGCCGCCGAAGGTAGCGACACCTCGGAAGACGACGACGGCGACAACGGCGGCAACCAAGGCGCTGGTGACGACTCGGACTTCTGAGGTCCGCCTGGACGTGGTGCCCCTGCCGGCGCCGCGTCCTCGCGTGTTCCAGAACCGGGCTTACATGCCCGCGTCGTACACCGCGTTCTGCAAGGAAGTCGCAGCCGCACTCCCGCAGACCGATGAACCCCCGCTCGACGGCGAACTGAAGATGTTCATTGAGTTCGTCTGCAAGCCCATTGCGAAGTCGAAGTTCACCACGCCTGCGGGCGACCTGGACAACCTCGCCAAGGGCGTCATGGACGTGCTCACCAAGGAAGGCTGGTACGGCGACGACCGCCAGATCATCCGCCTCGTGCTGTCCAAGCGGTTCCCCGAAGCCGGCGAAGTCCCGCACATGAAGTTCCAACTGTGCCGGATGCTGCCGCAGACCTGTCGTCTCTTCCCCCTCGAATCCGAATGATCGCCATCCTCATCAAGTTCCTGCAACGCCTCGCGCAGGCCCTGGACAAGCTCGCCCAACGCGAAGCCGCCAAGGCCGAAGAGAACCTGAAGCAAGCCGCCGAGCTCGTGGCGCGTGCCAACGAGCACCGCAAGACCTTCGGCCACGCCTCGCGCACTGCCAGCGCACTGAAAGACCTCGTGTCGTGATCGACGTCCGTCCCATGGACGGCCGTCCGATGCCCTGAACCCTGAAAGGAAAGACCCCATGCTGCCCCGTTTCCCCGTCACTGCCCCCGTCGCCCCGCGCGGCCCGCTGTCCCCCCAGGCTCGCCTCGTGCTGAAGCACCTGCAAAGCGTGGGGTCGATCACCAACGTCGAAGCGAACGCCGTGCATCGCGTGCGCTCCCTGTCGCGCCGCATCACCGAACTGAAGGACGCCGGCCACAAGGTCCGCAAGGACTTCCGCAAGGACACGACCGGCCAGCGCTACGTGCGCTACAGCCTGGAGAAGTGATGGGCTACCGCACCGAGCACGAAGATTTTGAGCCCGTGCGTAGCTCCGACGCTTGCTGCGAGGGCTGCGCGTTCAGCAACTCCGACACCTGCGGCGACATGGCCTGTACCGGATGGGACTTCCCCGCCGGACATCCGCTGAAAGACGCAGGCGTGCGGATCATCTGGGTGGAGAAGCAATGAAGCTCTACCAGAAACGCAAAGACGGTCCCCTGGCCGCCCTGTGCACCCTCGGGTGCTATGCGCTGTTCCCGCCCGCGCTGCTGATCCTCCTGATCGAGCAGGCCTGTGAGACGGTGCGCGACGAGTGCCGCGGAGTCCCTGGCCCGCGCGAGACGTACCGGGACTTCCTGGGCGAGATGAGCTACCGCCGCGCCAAGCGCGAGGCCAAGCGGAAGAGGTTGCTGTGACCGACCCGCGCCCCGTTGATCGCTTCGTAGTGGTGGACCCGGCGACCGAGAAGGTCTACGGGAAGCCCTACGCCACGCAAGGCGGCGCGACCGCCCGAGCCAACTGGCTGATGGGTAAGCGCAGCAACGCCTTCTACCGCCGCAACGTGACGCCGCCGGCCCCGAAGCTGGAAATCCGGCGTATGCGCTACGAGCTAGCCGAAACCCGCGTCATGAAGACCATCGACGCACCTACCGACTGACCATGCGCAAGCTCCTGTTCGTCTTCATCCTCGCCCTGGGCCTCGCCGCGTGCGGCCAAGAGGCTCCGGCGCTCAACCCGGACGGCACCCCTGCCCCGCAGCAGTCCATGGGCGGCGGCTTCTGGTCGTCCATGGGCGGCGCCTTCGCCGGCTCCATGCTCGGCAACATGCTGTCCCGCCCGAGCGCCCCGGCGTACCACGCGGCGCCCACGACCGTCGTGAACCGCACCACGGTCATCAAGCAGAAGGTCTACGTGGCCCCCAAGCCGGCCATGAAGACCCCGAGCTACACCCCGCGCCCGAGCGCGTCCCGTTCGTTCTCATCGAGCTCGTCGTTCCGCTCGGGAGGCCGGCGCTGATGTACGAAATCTACGACGACCCCTGGTATGTGCAGTTCATCCGGTGCGTCCTGCGGCTGGCCGTGATCGGCGCGGCGGTCTATGGCCTCGTACGTCTATTCGCCTGGGTCGATAGCCGGCCCGGAGTGGTAGCGGCCCGCGAGGCGCAGGCCCGACAGGAAGCGGCGAATCGAGTCCCGGACGGCTGCACGGTCTACACGTTCTACAACGGCGACCGCTGGCAGTTCTTCACCAAGTGCCCGAGCGCCTCCACGACAACCCTGAACACCCACACCGAATCCTGCGGCAAGACCTGTAGCCGGACGGTGGAATCCCCCATCACGAACTGATCCCATGCGAAACGCTGACAACCTTCTGCACTATAGCGGCCTGACGCTGCATGTCTCGTCGTGGTTGAACCAAGAGTTCACCCCGGAACAAATCAAGCGAGAGCCGATGTTCTTCCGGGCCTCCGCTGACTTCGCCAACCGACACGGGAGCCTGCTGACCGGCTCGTTCCTCCTGTCCGCCGAAGCCATCTGGGGTGACCTCTCGAACGTCATCATCGACTCCCGGCACCACATGCTGATGCCTGGGATGTACCCCTGCATTCCCGGCTGGCACACCGACGACGCGCCGCGCTCCCCGGCGTACTGCGACGGCCAGCCGAACATCTTTACGCCGCACTACGAGACCGAGCACCTCCTGTGCGTGGTCGATTGCGGCACGGAGAGCCTCACCGAATTCCTGGTGGGCGACGTCGAGCTCCGGCGTAGCTACGTCGAGGCCAAGTACCGCTCGGATGGCGCGAACTTCTACAAGACCTGTGACGGCTTGCTGGAACGTGCCCTCACGCTGCCGGACAACCGCCTGGAGCGCGTCCAGGTGAAGTCCGGCCAGATCGCGGAGTTCAACGTCCACTCCTGGCATCGCGGGATGCCGGCGAAGACTCGTGGTTTCCGCTGGTTCATCCGCATGACTCGCTACTCGAAGCACAAGGTCGAGAACGAGATTCGCTCGAACGCCCAGGTCTACCTGACCGACGCAACCTACGGGTGGTGACAAATGGAAATGACCCGACACATCTGCGTCCAATGTCGCCATCACAAGGCTGAGAACGAGCGGCCGCCGAGTGGTACGGGGGAGCGACTCCCCGAGGTGGTCGTGCATCTGTGCTTCGCCAAAGTTCGGCAGCCGGCCATCGTAAGTCTGGTTACCGGGCAGATCGAGCGGCAACCCGACGCCGCGCCAGCCCGCTGTGAAGCAAAGCGCAGGCGCCTCGGCAGCAACACCTGTCCCGACTACAAAGCCTGCGAATGACGCTCCGCTACAGGGACACCATCGTGTCCCGCAATAGCGATCTCTATCGCGCACTGGAGGCCGGGGACGGTTCCCTGGCCTCTCGCATTTACACCGAGGCGAACGCTGAGTTCGCCAAGTTCTTTCAAGGATTCGAGCATCTATGGCAAAGCAAAACTACACCGTCACCCTCAAGTTCCGTGGCTACTTCGCCGGCAAGCGTGACGACGGTCGCTACGACCTCCGTGGCCGAGGCCAGCGCAGCATCGTGACGCTGGACGAGCTCCAGGTCCTGCTGAACGCTCGTCCGAAGGGTCGCCGCTGATGGGCGCCACGCACGACACCGAGTCAGTCCTGCTGCACAAGGGTCCGTGCGATAAGTGCGGGTCCAGTGACGGTCGGGCTGTCTACGATGACGGTCACTCCTACTGTTTCGCGGGATGCTCCGATGACGACCGATACGAAGGTCCAACTGGTGAAGGCACTGGCCGCCCTGCGCCGGAACGAAAGCCCCACAAAGACCTTCTACCTGTTGGTGAGTACCGCGACCTTAACAAGCGTGCCCTCACTGCGGAAACTTGCCGACGATTCGGATATTCGGTGGGTCGTGATCGAGACGGAGAACCCGTTCAAATCGCCACCTACTGTGACGCCACGGGTGCCCCGGTCGCCCAAAAGCTACGGACCCCGGACAAGGACTTCGCGGTACTAGGCGACCTGAAGAAGGCCGGACTGTTCGGGCAGCACCTGTGGCCGGCGAAGGGCAACAAGATCGTCATCACCGAGGGCGAGATCGACTGTCTGTCGGTGGCCCAGGCGCAGGCGCTCAAGTGGCCCACTGTCTCCATCCCGAACGGCGCCCAGGGCGCGGCGAAGGCGATCACCAAGAGCCTGGAGTTCCTCCGGGGCTACAACGAGATCATCCTCTGGTTCGACAACGACGAGCCGGGCCGCAAGGCCGTGGAGGAATGCGCCCTGCTACTGCCCCCTGGCAAGTGCAAGGTGATCGTGACGCCCGACGATCTCAAGGACGCCAACGATCTCCTACGGGAGCGCGGGCCGGCTGCCGTGGTCAAGTGCATCTTCGATGCGCAGACCTACCGACCGGATGGGGTCATCGGCGGCGAGCAGTTGACCGTCGAGCGCCTGAAGGCGAAGGCGGCGCCGGGCTGGCAGACGCCGTACCCGAAACTCAACGAGATGACCCGAGGCATCCGGCCCCGGCAACTGTGGATGATTACCGCAGGGACCGGGGTCGGGAAGTCCACGGACGCCCGTGAGTGGATGTATGCGGCCCTCTGCGAAGGTATGCCATGCGGCGCTGTCTTCCTGGAGGAAAGCGTCGAGGACACGGCGAAGTACCTCGTGGCCCTGGACCACAACGTGCTGGCTGAGGACCTGGAGGACAACCCGGAGATTCTCACCGACGCTCAGTGGGCCGCAAGCCACGCCAAGCTCTTCGCGCCGCCGGGTCTGTACCAGGCATACGACCACTTCGGTGCGATGGATTCCGACTCGCTCATTGCGAAGCTGGAGTTCATGGCGGCCAACGGGGCGCGGCTCCTGTTCCTGGACCACATCACCATCGCCGCGACGGGTCTCGACCTGGAGGGGGTCGATGCGCTGATGGTCAACCTGCGGTCCCTGATCGAACGCACCGGCTGTTCCATCGTCTGCATCTCGCACCTCCGCAAGACGCCCACGGGCGCCAAGGCGGCGGAGGAAGGCGGGCAGATTAGCCTGGACGACCTGAAGGGGTCGGGCTCCATCAAGCAAATCCCCGACGTCATCATCGCCAAGGAGCGGAACCAACAAGCCGAGAACGAGGCCGAGCGGGACGTGGCGCAACTGCGCGTCCTGAAGGTCCGACGCGGTGGCAAGACTGGCCCCGCCGACAAGGTGAAGTACGACACCATCACCGGACGGCTGACTCCCTTCGTGGAGCCGGACCCGATGGAGTGCCCGGAGGACGATGACGACGTGCCGTTCTGACGGCATTGCTCGCCTGCTGCTGAAGTCCTCTCGATACCGCGCCAAACGTGGCGGCCTACGCCACACGCTGACCCTGGCGGACATCTATGTCCCCGACCGCTGTCCCGTCCTGGGGCTGCGGCTCATCCCCTCCAAGGGCCGCGCAGGCCCGAACTCCCCGTCACTAGATCGCATTGACTCACGCAAGGGCTACGTCCCAGGCAACGTCATCGTGGTCTCGTGGCGGGCCAACGAACTCAAGAAGAACGCCACCCTCCTGGAAATGGAGCGGGTCGCCGCGTTCTATCGACAACTCGCAGACCGGAAATGAAGACCGATGAAGTCTACGTGGACCCGAAGGTGGCCTACGCCTCCTTCCGATTCACTGACGGGGGCGACGTGCTCCCGAAAATCCGCGCGGCGGCTGAGTCTGCCGTGAAGGCATGTGTCGCCGCTGGCCGCACCCCGAAGATGGTCGAGGTCGTGATCCGTGTGGCACCGTGAAGACCACGTAGACGACATCCTATCGTTTGACCTGGAGACCGATGGGTTCCTGAAGGAGCTCACGCGTATCTGGGTGATGGCGATTGGCGTCGTAGGCTCCGATGACATCCTTACCTACACAGACCACGACCCGGCCTACCCTTCGGTTGCCGAGGGCATCGAGCGCCTCCGCAAACACCGAGACCGTGGCGGAAGGTTCGTGGCTCATAACGGGATCGGCTTCGACCTCAAGGCGATCCGCAAGGTTTCTGGACTGGACATTCCGTGGACTCAACTGTGGGACACCATGGTCCTGGGTCGGCTCCGTAACCCTGAGCGGCCCGGTGGTCATAGCCTGGAATCCTATGGGGTCGAACTCGGAATTCTTAAGGGCTCCCACAACGAGTGGGACAGGTACTCGGAAGCGATGCGTTCGTATAACGCACAAGACATCGCGGTCACGAATGCCCTGTTCCTGAAGCTCAAGCCCGTCCTGTCCTGGGGCGAGAGCGCCCTGCTGGAACACTACGTCGCGTACCTGATCGACCTCCAGATGGAGAACGGCTTCCCGCTGAACATGAAGGAAGCCATCGAGCTCGCGGCTCAACTGTGGGAAGAGCGCGAAGGCTATCTCGCGGAGATGCAGCGGGTCTTCCCGCCGATCTACGTGAGCGCCGGCCTGAAGCAACCAAAGGTCACCCGCAAGTACAAGGACAAGCAAGGCCGCGTCTGGGAGTACACCAAGGGCGCGGAGTACACCGAGGTCACGCTACAGGAGTTCAACCCCGGCTCCGAGTATCACATCGACCGTCGCCTGTTCCGCAAGTACGGCTTCCGGTTCCCTCTGACCAAGGCCGGCAACCCGAACGTCACCGAGAAGATTCTAAAGAAGCTCGACTTCCCGGAGGTCCAGCCGCTCATCAAGTACGCGCGGGTGGACAAGATGTGGACCCAGGTCGCATCGCCTCCGAAGAAGAAGGGCGGGAAGCTCGTGGGCGGCGGATGGATTCACCACGCCGACGAGAACGACCGCGTGCATGGCTACGTGAACTCGAACGGCGCCGTGACGGGCCGCATGACTCACCGGATGCCGAACTCCGCAAACATCGACAAGGACGCGCGTATGCGTGCCCTGTGGATTCCGGGCGTGGGCTACGTGATGGTGGGCTGCGACGCCGAGGGCCTGGAGCTCCGCGTGCTCGCGCACTACCTGTACCCGTTCGACAAGGGCCGGCTGGTGGTGGCGCTGCTGGAGGGCGACAAGTCCAAAGGCACCGATGCGCACTCGATGAACCGGGACTCGACCGAGCTACCGGACCGCGACTCCGCCAAGACGCTGCTGTACGCGGCGATGTATGGCTCGGGCGATCCGAACCTGGGCGAGATTTGGCTGAACGCGTGGCGTGCCACTGGCAAGCCGATCTACGAGTGGCCGACCTGGGCCTGGACGAAAGCGCCAGGCAAGCCCCGACCCGCCAAGGTCATCGGCAAGATCGTCCGCGAGAAGCTCGTGGGCGGGATGGTCGGCTTCGGCAAGCTCATCGACGCCATCAAGAAGGCGGCCAAGGAGCGCGGCTACGTCAAGGGAATCGACGGGCGTCGCATCCGCGTCCGCTCGCAGCACGCTGCCCTGAACTCCCTGCTGCAAGGGACCGGCGCAATCATCATGAAGAAGGCCCTGTGCATCTTCCATGACGCGATGCTGGCGCGGGGCTATCAGCACGGAAAGCATTGGGGGTATCTGGCTAACGTTCATGACGAATGTCAAATGGAAGTTCTCCCGGAGCTCGCGCAGGAAGTAGGTGCGCTGTTCAAGGATGCCATCACGCGGGCCGGCGAGCACTTCAACTTCCGGTGCCGTCTCGATGGCGCCTACGACGTCGGCGCGAACTGGCACGAGACCCACTAATGGCGCAGCCGAAGCGACCACTGGATTTCCATGTGGGTCGGAACGGGTGTTGGCACTGCATCTCGCACGCGCGGAACAACGACGGCTACGTCCGAATCCGGTGGCCGTGGGGTCACGAGATGCTGCACCGAACCGTATGGCGGCTGCGAAACGGGGACATCCCAGAAGGCCACGAGATCGACCACACGTGCGGAAGCCGCGACTGCTGCAACCCACTCCACCTCCGCTGTATCACTCGCGCGGAGCACCTCGACTCCACGAACCGCGAGCGGTACTCGGCGCGAAACGCTGACGCCCGCCGCTATTGGCTACTTCACAAACCTACCGGCGCCGCCTTGGGCGAACTCTTCGGAGTCTCGTTCAGCGCGGCGTGCGAGTGGATTCGTGAGTGGCGAAAGGAACAACATGAAACTTCCTGACCTTCGAATGAAGGATGACATCGCAGTGGCCTGGGTCCTGGGCCTGATGTTCGGTAGCTGCCTCGCTGCCGGCGTCACTGTGTACATCTGGGCGTTCGGGAAGCTGGCCGCCTGATGCTGGCCCTGATAGACGGGGACGAGGCCATCTACAAAGCGTGCGTAATCAAAGTGGAAGACACCGATTGGGAATCGGAGACGATCATTGATCGTCCCCCGACTCTCGAAGAAGCGGTGGACGCCCTGAAGCGCATGTTGGATTCGTGGATGGACTTGGCCCTGGCAGACGAGTTCACGTTCTGCCTCAGCCCGACGAACCGCACGTTGTTCCGTCGAGGCATCTACCCGCAGTACAAAGGCGGGCGCAGCGAAAAGCCGGACGTCTTCTGGCAACTGGAGGAATGGGTGAAGGCCAACATGGACTGCACCGAGTTCCCTGGCCTGGAGGCCGATGACGTCATGGGCTGCATGAGCGGCGACGGGTTCGTCATCGTCTCGTCCGACAAGGACATGAAGACGGTCCCCGGCCGCCTCGTGAATCCCGGCAAGAAGGAGAAGGGAGTCATCTCGCCGGCCCGCGCGGACTGGCAGTGGATGTACCAGACCCTCATGGGCGACGCGACCGACGGCTTCAAGGGCTGCATCGGCTGCGGCCCGAAGGCCGCCGAAGACATTCTCAACGAATGCTCGGGCATCAAGGAGATGGCCGTGGCTGCCCGCGAGAAGTTCCTGGCGCCCAAGAAGGGCAAGTACAAGGACATCACCCAGACCGTCCACGACTTCCGAGTCAACGCTGTCATGGCCCGCATCCTGCGCCCTGGCGACTACAACCCGGCGACCGGCGATGTGAAGTACGACATCCCCGGCGTCAAATCCGTGAGTTTCAATGCAGACGAAAAAGCTGCGTAAGCCCCTGATCGGCCTCGCCGGTCGCGCTCGTTCGGGTAAGGACACCGCCGCCCAGGTCCTCATCGACTGGCACGGGTATCGCAAGGACTCCTTCGCCCGCCCGATCCGCGAGTTCGTGGCGGGCCTGTGCGGGATCACCGTCGAAGAGATGGACCCGATCAAGGAGTCGCCGCATCCGCGCCTCTGTGGCGTGTCCCCGCGATACGCCATGCAGACCCTCGGGACCGAGTGGGGCCGGCACACCCTCGCCAAGAACATCTGGCTGGAACAGTGCCGCGCCCGAATCATGGACAACGCCGAAGAGGGCGTGCCGACCGTCATCACAGACGTGCGCTTCGACAACGAGGCGGACCTGATCCGGGCTATGGGCGGCACGATCATTCACGTCGCCCGCCCGGATGCGCTCGTGGTGGCGGCCCACGTGTCGGAGGCCGGCGTCACGGCTCAACCCTTCGACATCCGCATCCTGAACGACGGCTCCCTGGACGCGTTCCAGCACGCCGTCATCCGCGTCTACCAAGACATCCGATGACCAACCTCACCCTGCCCCGATGGGTCTGGTACTGCCTCGCGGCGGTCCTGGTTCTGACGGGCGGGCTCGTCTACCGATCCCATGTCTATGAGTCAGGCTACGACGCTGGCCGGGCCGCCGCAGAATCCGCAGCCGCTACCGCCCTGGCAAAGGCCCGCGCCGATGACGCTGCCGCAAGCGCGGACGCCGAGGCCCGCCTACGCGCTTCACTGAAGGTTTCCGAATATGAACACCTCCGAATCCAAGCCGATCTCAAGTCTCGCCTGGCTGCTAGTGATCTCCGCGTCACTCGCCTGTCTGCTGACATCGCAAGGCTGCACGACGAAGCCGCAGGTAGTGCGCGACTTCCCCCCGATCCCGCCGTCCCTGGCGGAGCCGCCGGAGCCGATGAAGCCGATTACTCGGTGGCGGATTTGATCCTGACGATGGAGCAAAACTATGCGATTTGCCAACGCAATTCGGCTCGCCTGGAAGGGCTTCAAGTCTGGTATCGGTCTCTCGGGAAAGGCCCCGAGTAAATACGTACATGTTAGTGCCGACCCTATGCTCCTTAAGATAGACGAGGAAGGAATCCCCATGGATTGCCCCTCGTCCAAGGACCTCAGGATCGCCGCTGAGTACATCCGATTCCTCTTCCCCCTCCAGGACTTCAAGACCCTGGTGGAGGCCCAACAGTACCAAGCCGCCCATGAACTCGCTGGTATCCACGAGGGAGCCAAGTCCCTCGATGAGCTCGCGGACGCCCTGGACGAGCGCAACTCCCCCACTCGCCTATGAACTCTTTGAGTTCCTTCGTCGGACTGGTTACCCATGTGTGGGTGACTGGACTGTCGATCTATTGGGCCAGTGTGCGATATGCGCTTTCCACGATGGAGGCGGCATTAGTGCTGCGGTTTGGTTCGAGCCTATGGGTAATCGAGCCGCCCTCCATGTCCACGCTCGACCGGACGTCCGAGGGCGATGGGTCACACCGATGGTCCTGCGACGGCTTAACGCTGTCGCCCGTGGCCTCGGAGTCCACGAAGTCGTGGCCGACCCACTGCCGGAACACCGTGGGTATCTGAGGCGCTTGGGGTTCCAACGTCTCACCTCCCACTTCCACCTCGATGTCCAAGCCTAAGCAACAACCGACACCCCAGGCCCCGCAGCCTGACGCACCGGCCCCCGTCGCCGTCTTCGGTCAAGAGGACAGCCCGGCGACCGCCGTACAGAAGAAGGCGCTCCAGCGCCGTTACCTGACGGCTGGTCCGTCCGCCGCCCCCTCGACCTCCACCAATGGAGTAGGCGTGAACCTGTGAAGCTACAGGACCGATACCAGGAGCTATCCCCGGAACGGGATATGCCCCTGCGACGGGCACAAGCCTGTGCCGCGCTCACGGTCCCTGCGATTTGCCCTATGCCGGGCCAGACCCCGGCGAACGCTCTCCCGCAGACCAATACGTCCTTCGGATACCGAGGGGCAACCAATCTAGCCTCGAAGCTCATGATGGCGTTCCTCCCGCCTGGGGACTCCGCGTTCGACATCAACGTCAGCGTGGGGCTCCTGATGCGCGAGGGCGTCCTGTCGCCTCCCCCGGACATCATCAAGGGGCTCGCTCAGTGCGAGCAACTGATGAACACCAAGATCGAGGCGCTGTCATGGCGCCGGTCCACGTTCACCTCGTTACTGCACTGCATCGTGGCCGGCAACGTGGTCGAGTACATCCAACCGGACGGCAAGCTGAAGCTGTACCGCCTGGACCAGTTCGTCTGCGTCCGCGACTTCACGGGCAAGGTCCTGGAGATCGTCACGGCGGAGAAGCTGAAGGTCCGGGGCCTGAGCCATGACCTCCGCACGCGGACAGCGAAGAAGGAAGACGAGGACGTGATCCTCTACACCCGATTCGAGTTCATCCGCGAGGGGTTCTACGCTGTCCAGCAAGACCTGGACGACGTGACAATCATGCCCCACAAGGTTCACCAAGGCATCATGCCGGCCAACGCGATTGCCTGGGAGCTCGTCCCTGGCGAGACCTATGGCCGCTCGCACGTCGAGGCGAACTACGCGGACCTCCTGGCGCTCGACAAGACGTCTCAGCATCTCCTGGAATCCGGAGCCATCGCGGCGCGGAACCTGATCTTCGTGAAGCCCAATGCGGCTGGCGGCAACCTGCGCAAGCGGATCGCTGAAGCCCGCAATGGCGCTGTGCTGTCCGGCAACGGCGGCCAGAACGGGGACATCCAGCCGTTCCAGTTCAATAACGCGAACGCGATGCAATCGCTGAACGTCGAGAAGCAGGACCTGAAGCGGGACCTCTCGGTCGCCTTCCTCCTGACGAACGACTTGCGGCGAGACGCCGAGCGCGTGACGGCCTACGAACTGGAGATGCTGGTCACCGAGATCGAACAGAGTCTCGGCGGCGTCTATTCGTACCTCGGCCCCGAGATGATGGGATGGCGCCTGGAGAAGCTCATGGCGATCATGAAGTCCCGCAAGGAGCTCCCGCCGATTGGCGACGGGGACACCGAGATCACCGTCACGACGGGTCTCGCGGCCCTCGGTAAGGACGCCAAGATCAAGCGGGTCCGGTCCTTCTTCAGCCTGCTGAACGAAACGCCTCAAGCCTTCCAAGAAGAAGCTGCCGGCTACGTCAAGTTCGACACGATCCTGACGCCCGCCGCTGCTGCCCTCGGGTTCCCGCAGTCCATCAAGTCCTCGGATGAGGTGGCGAAGGAACAAGCCCAACGACAACAGGCGGAGATGGTCTCCCAGATGGCTCAACGAGCCGCTGGTCCGATGGCCTCCGCCGCAATGCAACCCGCATGACGACTCCCAATGGAACGCCTGCCGCGCCCGTAAGTGGCGCACCCGAAGTAGTGGTGGTGGCAACGCCCCCCGCCCTGGTCCCTGACTCCCCGGAGTACAACGCCGCAATGGTGGCGAAGGCCGACGGCCAAGTGCCGAACGCAGGAAACACGGAGCCGCCCAATGGCGCAACTCCGCCTGCCGCACCTGCCGAGCCCGAGAAGAAGGAAGGCGACGGTACGCCGCCCGAGAACACTGAAGTCAAGCCCGAGGGCGACAAGCCCGCCGACGAGAACAAGGAAGGCGACAAGCCGACCGACGAACCCGTCGAGGCTGCACCCGACTTCGCCAAGATGTTCGAGGACGGCTCGTTCGCCCAAGCGTTCAATGCCGAAACCCTGGACCCGAAGTTCCGTGATGGCCTCGCCAAAGCGCTGAACGTCAAGGGCGAGGACGTGGACGGCATGGTCGCGCAGTTCAAGGCGGGCCAAGCTGCCCTGGCGCGTGAAGCGACCGCGAACCTCTTCAAGGCCGCTGGCGGTCAAGAGGCGTTCGAGGCCGCGGTGGCCTGGGGTCAGAAGAACCTGACGCCGGAACAGCAACAGTGGTACGACGCGCAGTTCAACGGCCCGAATGCAAGCGACGCTGTGGCGCTGCTGATGCAGAAGGCCGGCGCCTCGCGTGATCCGAGCCTGCACGTCCCGAGCGGCGCCAGTGGCACCCAAGCCCTGCAACCGTTCCGCGACCAGTCCGAGGTCACGCGTGCGATGGCTGATCCGCGCTACCGCACCTCCGAAGCGTACCGCAACGAGGTCGAGTCCCGCCTGCGCATCTCGACGTACTAAGCATTACCCCTGAGCCGCTGTCCCTGACAGTCAAGCCGTAGAGCCACGCACAAGCGCGTCATCCCGATAAGGGTGGCCGGCTCGGGGTCTCCCCTTCCATCCCCAGGTCCGCTCCGATTCCCAACGGACGCCTGGGGGTAAATCCCTTCCCTCAGAGAGAAACACTCTACATGGCATTCTCGTCCAACGCCGGCTCGCCGGTAGCTTTCGGTACTGGTCAATCGTCCCCGGCTGATGATCGCTCGCTCTTCCTGAAGAAGTTCACTGGTGAGGTTCTGACCGCGTTCACGCTGGCAACCGTCACCAAGGGCAAGTTCAACGAGCGCAACATCCAGGGCGGCAAGTCGGCGCAGTTCATCCGCACCGGCGACTCGATGGCCGAATACCTGACTCGCGGTCAGGAGATGATGGGTAACCCGTACGCGACCGGCGAAGTGGAAATCACTCTCGACGGCCTGCTGGTTGCTCACCACGCCCTGTTCGACCTGGACACCCTGATGTCGCAGTTCGACATCCGTGGTCCGATGACGACCTCGATGGGTCAGGCCCTGGCCGAGGTCTACGACCGCAACAACTACCGTGCTGCCATCCTGGCCGCGCGTCAGGCTGCTGTGGGTCCGTTCCCCGGCGGTTCGCGCATCGTGGCGGCTGACCTGCTGACCTCGGGCGTAATCGACGGCATGGCCTGGATGGCTCGCATCCGCGAAGCCAAGGCGGCGCTGTACGCCAAGAAGGTCCCGCTGACCTCGACCATCTACATGGCCGTCCCGTACGCCGTGTTCGATGCGCTGAAGTACGCGCGTGACTCGGTGTCGGGCCACTTCGTGAACCTGACCACGACCATCCAACTGGCCGCTGCCGGCGAAGGTGCGAACGTCACCGAAGCGATCCGCTTAGAGGGCGTGAACATCTACCCGACTCAACTGGTGCCGAACACCAACGAATCGGCTGCTACCTCGGTCTACCCGAAGTACCGTGCCGACTACTCGAAGACCTCGGCGGTGATGTGGACCCCGGACGCCGTTGGCGTTCTGACTCTGCGCGGCATGTCCACCGAGGTCGAGCGCTCGGCTCGTCGTCAGGAAGACTTCATCGTGACCTCGCAGGCTTCGGGCCACGGCACCCTGCGTGCCGAGTGCGCGGTGGAGTTCGCCCTGCCGGCGGCCTAAGCCTTTAGTAACCCCATGGGGAGTTCTGGATTTTCCAGGGCTCCCCTTTTTCGTTTCTTTCCCCAATGCCTCTTTCCCGTCTCGAAGCCGTCAACATGATGCTGTCGGCTGTGGGCGAGTCCGTGATCCTTGTCGAAGTCGAAGGGGCCGGCGACTTCGCCAACTGTTCCGCGATTCTCGACGCCGCAACCAAGGCGGTATTGGCGAAGGACTACGACTTCAATACCGAGGTCCGCACGCTGGTGCCTGACGCCAACGGCAACCTCCTGGTCGGTCCCGAGGTCCTGAAGATCGACCCGGTGGACCCGTACCTCAAGGTGGTCCAGCGCGGAACCAAGCTCTACAACAAGGCGGACCGCACCGACGTCTTCACGGACTCCCTGGACGTCAACGTGACGCTCTACTTCCCCTTCGAAGAGTGCCCGTACCACGTCCAACAGCGCATCGTGGCCGACGCCACGGCCAAGTACCAGACGTCCTACGTCGGCTCGGTGGCCGCTGACAACTTCCTCCAGCGTGATCGCGGGGAGGCCATCGCAGACTCCCAGGCGTCCGAGTCGGATGTCGATGACTACAACATGCTCGACAACCCGGACCTTGCGTTCCTGCGCCGGCGCACCTACCCGAACGGATCAATCCTGTAAGTGCCAATCGACAACATGCTCCAGCCGCGCATCGGCGCACTCCATTCCGGGGTGAACCGACAAGCGCCGCTGCTGCGGTCTCCTTCCTCCATGGAAGAGATCGTGAACTTCCTGCCTTCCGTCGAGGTGGGCGGGCTCGTGGATCGCATGGGGACCAAGTGGATCGCCGGCCTGAACCGGACGTCCTATGCCCTCACGGGTCACACGATGTTCCGCACTAAGGGCGGTCAGCCCTGGGTGATGCTCAAGCGAGCAGAGGCCGGGCAGATCGAGGTCCGCAATCTGGTCACGGGCGACATCGCCCCGGTCACATACGGGCCATGGGTCCAGAACTACCTGGGCGACGGCTCTACCCTCCGATTCCTGCCCGTCACCGATACCGTCTTCATCCTGAATACGGCGGTCACGGCGACGGTCACAGAGACCGCCAAGCCGGCCATGACCCGCGCGTACGTCGTCGTCAAGAAGCTCAACTCTGCCAGTCAGTCCTTCTACCTGTCGTCCAACGTCGGCTCCGCCAGCGTGTTCTACGACGGCTCGGGGGGCGCGAAGACCCGCGATTGGGTCGCCTCGCAGCTGGCGGCGGCGATTGGCGCCAACATGCCCGGCCTCTTCGTGTCCCGGATCAATAACGTGATCCGTATCGAAGGTCCGACCAACGTCGTCTCGACGCTCTCGGGCTCGAACGATTGGGACGAGACCGCTATGACGGTCCTCAAGCAGCGGGCGTCCGTCATCACCGACCTCCCGAACGTGGGCTTCCATGGCGAGCCGATCCTGATCGACCAGAACCAGGGCGACCTCAAGTCGTCCTACTACGTCGCCTACGACCAACCGACGAACGCTTACCGCGAATGCTCCTACCTGGACGCCTTCGGGACCTCAGGGCGGATCGAGCCGGGCACTATGCCTATCCGACTGCACCAGACTGGCGCGAACTCATTCGAGCTCCAGCCGTGCGATTGGACGCTGCGGAAGACTGGTGACTCGGACAGCAACGCCCCGCCCCCGTTCGCCGGCAAGCAGATCACGGACATGGCCCTGTGGAAGGGTCGTCTGTGGCTGGCCGCCGACGACTGGATCATCGGGAGCCAACCCGACGACCTGTTCAACTTCTGGAACGCCAGCGCCCGCGAGATCGTGGCGAGCGACCCCGTGCCGCTCCAAGCCGACGCGGACAGCGGGAAGATTCGCTACCTCCGCGCGATCCGTAACTCGCTCATCGTCGTCACCGAGTCGGCCCAGGCCGCAGTGGACGGCGGTCAGGCCATCACCCCGATGGATGCCTCGATGGGCGTGGTGACCCGCTACGAGCTCGACGGCGAATGCCCGCCCCAAGTGGTCGGTGATGTCCTGTACTACACCGGCTCGTCCGAGGGCCGCTCGGTCCTGTGGGAATACTCCTACCGCGAGGCGTCGCAGAACAACTACGCGGAGGACATGAGCAAGCACGTGCCGGACTACTGCCCTGGCGCGGTCCGGCGCATCTCGGGCTCGGCCCAGGCGGGCCGGAACTTCCTGTGGACCGGCCTCGCCCCCAACAAGCTGTGGGTGCAGACGAACTACTGGAAGGACGCGCAGCGCCAGCAGAACGCATGGGCTACGCTCGCCTTCGATGGGGTCTCGTACATCCGGCTCCATTGGGTAGACAAGGGCTGGTTGTACCTGCTGGCCGACGTGGGGAACTACGTGCAACTGCTGAAGGTGAGCATCGAGGCCGTTCAAAGCCTGGATGCGCAGCGGCTGGACTTCCTGGTCCCGGCCCAGATCACCTGGAACGTGGCCCGGAATCGCTCCGAGGTCATCGTCCCGACGCCGCTGGCCGGCCTGGACAACATGGTCGTCCTGGTCCCCAACGATTCCGGCTGGTACTCCGAGTACCCGGCCACGGTCGTGTGGGACGGCTCGCAGCACGTGGCCCACTTCCAGACGCACGTGACGGCGCCCCAGGGATTCCTCGGGCGGCGCTTCGAGCGGTACTGGACGTTCTCCCCGTTCTACCCTGCCGCAGGCGAAAGCCAGACGCCGATGGGCCGGCTCCAGGTCCACAAGGTCTTCCTGGACGCGCTACGCGCCGGGGACTTTAAGGCCACGGTGGTTCGCAAGGACCGCCCGCCGATGGTCGTCCAGTTGTCCCCGCGAGTCGTGGGGGAAGCGCTGGTGGCCGACAACGGCGAGAACCAGACCTTCGGTATCCCGTTCAACGCGCAGGGCCACAAGGCGCAACTGACGGTCTCCACGACGTCCTCTGCCCCCATGGCCGTCACCGGCTACACCCTGGCCGCCCGCTACGCCAACCTCTTCGCATCGCAATGAAACTCGTACCGCCGACTCTCGCGCATACCGACGCCCTGGCTCAGAAGCTCCGCCGCGCGGACTGCTATGAGCTCGTCCTGGCCCGTCCAGGCGAGCATCCGCTGGACGTCATCCGGGAGTCGGTGGACGACTCTGTGATCGCTGAGACCATCCTGACTCCCCGTGGCCGCGTCGCCGGCATCTGGGGAGTCACCTCGCATCCTCAGGACGGCGTGGGCTCCATCTGGATGCTCGCTACGCCGTACCTCCTGGAGGTCGCTACGCCCTTCCTCAAGGTATGCCATCACCGGATCGGGCAGGCCCACTTCCACTTCCCTACGCTCGTCTGCGCCCCGTGGCGACAGAACGCGCTCCACCTCAAGTGGCTCGCATGGTGCGGCTTCCAAGCCGTAGACCTGGGCCACGAACACTTCCTCCCGCATGTGCGAACCTACAACCATCGTGATGCTCACGACGCTGGCAGTGTCGGCGGCGGGGGCGCTGATGCAGAACAACGCGCAGAACAGGGCCATCGAGGCCCAACAGACTGCGCAGAACCGGAACATTGAAGAAGGCTACCGCGTCGCTCAAGAGCGGCAGCGGCAAGCCGAACTCAAGGCGTTCGAGCAACGGACTGACCGCGCCCAACAGGCGAACCGACAACTGGCGATGGCCCGAGTCGGAGCCGCCGAGGGCGCGGGGTCTCTCGCTGCGAGTGCAATGAACATCTCCGCTGCGGCTGCGGCGGACCTGGGTCGTATCGACGCCGGCCTCGACAACGAGCGCTCGGGCGTCAGTGACCAGATGGCGGCGCTCCAGGCGGGCGGCGCTGACGCTGCGGCACAGGCTGCGGCTGCCGGTCGCGTCTCGCAAGTCCAGGCCGGCGCCCAGATCGGGCAGGCCCTGGTCGGCGCGGGCGCTCAATACTTCCAGCGTCAGACGCAACTCGACGTGGCGAAGAACTACCGCATCCAGAACCCTCCTAAGTAACCATGGCCGGACAGAAAGCAAACGCATTTGCCGCTACGCCGGCTTATGAAACCCCGAAGGTCGATGGCGCGGCGCGGGAGGTCACTGACCTCTATCGCCCCGTGGCCGCACAGGTCCAGGGGACGGGCCAGCAACTCGCCCAACTCGGGAACGTCTTCGGCTCGTTCTTCGGGAACCTCGCGCGGACGTCCGAGGCAATCGGGCAGACGCTCCACCAGGAGCAACTGAGCGAGGTCCACAAGGAGAACGCCGCCCTGAAGGAACTCGCCATGAGCGACGTCCAGAAGGGCGTGGCGCGGCGCCCGGAGTACGAGAACCGCCAAGCCTACTTCGGCATGTACCAGGAGGCCAGCGCTGACCGTGCGTCCACCCAGGACGTCACCAAGCTCTCCGAGGAAATGGCGAAGGGCTACATGCTCGACGGGTCCACCGGGACGCCGCGCGAGTGGGTGGACAACTGGATCAAGAACAACCTGGGCGAAGGCGGGACCGGCGACCCTACCTACGACGCCCGCTACCTCTACTCGATCAATAAGGCGGCTGACGGCCTCGTCGCCCGCTACGGCGAGAAGACGCAGCAGAACATCGAGACCATTGCGACCCAGGACATCACGGGCGACCTGATGGACCAGATGCAGAACAGCACCCTCACGCAGGGGTCGCTCGCCCTGGGAATCTCGAAGGCCACGACGATCTTCAACGGGGATCGCGTCGCCGCCGACAAGTTCGTCCTGAACCTCGCCTCGCAAGTCACGAACGCTTCGCAGGGTACGGCCCTGTGGGAGCGGCTGCATGACCTGGGCTACGACAAGACGCACCCCGAGCTCATGAACGACATCGGGGAGCGGCTGGTCGCCCGGACGCAGCAAGTGAAGACCATGGAAGCGCGGGAGGCCGTGAACAACTGGAACCTCCGCGTGGCTGGCCTCGCCGCCAACCCGAACGCCACGACGAAGGATTGGGCCGACGCGATCTACGACTATCAGCGGATCGACTCGATCCACGGCGTCGGCATGGCTGGCGTGGGCCAAGCGCTTCACGGCCTCCAGCAGGCGGCCAAGGTCACTGCCGGCGTCAACCTCGCCCGGTACGCCGTGGACAACAAGGTCGATCACACGCTAGTCGGAGATCACTTCGGGGTCTCTGCGGCTGACGTGGCGAACGAGCACCAGGCCAAGATGCTGTCCGAGGATGCACAGCGCGGCGGCGGAGCCCTGGGTCAAACCACGGACCCGCTCGGCAACGTCCACCCGACCAAGACGGCGGAGGCCATGCAAGAGTTCGTGGCGTACCAGACGTCCGACCGAATTCAGCGCGTCCTCCCGGCGCCCCCGCCCTACATCAAGGCGGAGATGTCGAACGCCCTACTCGGTAAGGACTCGGCCCTGGCCGTCAACGCCTACTCCGGGATCAAGGCGATCCAGGCCAAGGTGGGCGATGCCGGCCTTTCGCATTACCTGACGCCCCAAGCTGAGGCCCGGTGGCGTGCCCTGGACGCTGCGGCGCCGATGTACGGCGATCCGACCGCCGCGTTCAAGTACGTGACCGACAACCCGAAGGCCGAGGACACCCTGTCCAAGGCGCAGCAGGGCGGCAAGGTCGAATGGTCCTCCCTCCTGGGGCGCGACAAGAAGGCGTTTGAAGTCGAGAACGACCTGATGTCCGCCGTCGGCAAGGAGGTCCTGGAGAAGACCGGGCGCGACGGGTTCATCCGCAACCCGAAGGTGGGCTTCCACCCGGACGTCCAGGCCGAGATCATGGGAATCGCTGCGATCCAAGCAGCGGAGCTCAAGGCGCAGGGCATCGTTGATCCTGATCGGGTCTACGAGGCCACGGCCAAGATTCTCGCAGGACGCTACGTGACGGTCCCCGGCAAGGACGGCAACTTCCAACTGGCGAAGAACCCCAACGGCTCCCGAGGCATGGCGCTGGCCGACCCGCTGAACGCGGCGCCGGATCACCCGTTCTCGGTCCAGAAGGGCTACAAGCCGTTCTACGCCGGCACTGCGTTCAAGAACGCCCTGGGCGAAATCGAGGACCCGGTGGATCACTGGAAGGCCGACGCCAAGAAGTTCAAGGAGTCGTTCCCTGGGATCGCCCCGGACGTCGGTGAGCTCTACCTGGACGCCACGCAGCGCAACGGACTGCGGGCCGTCTACGGCTCCGACCAGACGCCGCTGATGTTCCGCCCTGGAATGTCCGTGGCGGTCCCTACGACCGTCGAGCACGCCTACGACTCGGCAGTGGTCGGCCTGGGCGGGAAGATCGTGGAGAAGACCACGAAGGCCGTGAAGGTCCCTGACGATCCCGCGAAGGCCGCCGAGTTCTTCAAGCAATACCTCCCTCCCGGCATGTACGCCATGTACGACTCCAGGTCCAACACCTACGGCGTCATGTATGGCTACCGGATCGAGGGGACCCAGGCCGCCGCCGACGCCCGCCGCGCTTCCAACGAGAAGCAACGCACGTGGGAGGACAAGCCTGAACATCAAGCCGTGGGGGTTATGCGACGCCCACTGCGTTAAGGAGAGCACATGCTTCCAGCAGACGTGCTCCCCGAGAACGTCATGAGCAACGCAATGCAGCAGGTAGCTCAGGAGCGGTTCCAGTCCGGTGAACTCCGGACTCCCCCGCCGCCCAAGACGCTCTGGGACCCCCAGAAGTTCTTCGACTATCTCGGTGGAGCGAAAGCAATCACCCAACCATTCCGGGGCGCCAAGGCCCCGCAGGGCGGCTGGCTCGACATGGTGAAGCAAGGCGTGGCCGGCTCGGAAGGATTCGAGTCCCGCGCCTACCATGGCGTCTTCTCGCCCAAGCGCCGGCCGGGCGACATCTACGTTCGCCCCGGCGACTACGTGGACGGCCAGAAGGATGAGGTCTCCATCGGCTACGGCTGGAACATCCCTGGCAACCCCGACTCCGAGAAGGTCTTCAAGGAGGTCCTCGGGATCGACGCCGACGGCTTCAAGGCCATCAAGAGCGGAACGGGGACCATCACCCAGGGGCAGGCTGACAAGCTCCTGGAGTACGGCATCTATCGCGCCAACGGCTACGTGGACCACATGGTCAAGCGTGACCTGAAGGACCACGAGCGGGCCGCCCTGGTATCCCTCATGTACAACCTCGGACCCGGCGGCTTCAAGGCTCGCGGAATCGCTGAGGCCATCAACTCCGGCGCTTCGCCTGAGAAGGTAGGCGAGATGATCCGCAATTCGTCCCCGTCAGCCAAGAAGCTCCAGCCGCGCCGTGCGGCGGAAGCGAACCTATGGCTAGGCGTGGCCGGCGCATCGAAGTCACTGGCGTCCACTGAATCCAATGGACTCCGATGAAGCTCACGCAACGTGACGTGGATCGACTCAAGGGGGTGCACCCCGACCTAGTGAAGCTCGTCAAGGCTGTATCGGACATGCTACTCGGCCCCATGACCTTCATGGTCATCGAGGGTCTTCGGACAGCCGAGCGCCAGCGCGAGCTCGTGAAGGCCGGCAAATCCCAGACGCAGAACTCCCGGCACCTGACGGGACACGCTGTGGACCTGGGCGTGCTGATCGACGGCAAGCTCACCTGGGACTTCAAGGTCTATAAGACCATCGCTGACATCGTGAAGGCGCACGCCGCACGGCTCGGCGTACCCATCGTTTGGGGCGGGGACTGGAAGACCCTGAAGGACGGTCCCCACTTTGAACTCGACCGCAAGGTCTACCCTTAACAACTCGACATGGCTGATACTCCCGTCGTCCTGAATCAACCGGCCAACGATATGCTGGCCGACTCCAACCCGGCGCAGGGCGGCTACGTCCCTGTGGACCCGGTAGCGGAGAAGCTGAACCGCCCGGACGCCTGGGATGTCGCTGGCGCCACGTGGCGCACCGAGACCGTCATCGGTCAACTGATGAACCGCTCCGGGGGCGGCGTTACTGCCCCCGATCCCCAATTCAATCCGTACGCCTTCCTTCGTGAGAACGAGCAGGAGTACGAGTTCCTGAAGCCCCTGGCCGCCCAAGGCGTCTTCGGCTTCGACAAGCTCCAGTCCAAGGAAGAGTTCGCGCAGTACGCCCAGGCGATGCAGCGGAACCTGAAGGACCGCGAGATCATGGCAACGGGCAACAGCAATGCCCTGCTGAACTTCGGCGTGTCCCTCCTGGACGCTACCACTCTCGTGAGCGGCGGCGCCGCGCTCAACGGCGTGAAGGCCGCAACCCTCGCCGGTCGCATGGCCCGAGGCGCCGCCATAGTCGGCACGGACGCCGCGATCCAGGAAGGCGCACTACAAGCGCTGGACTCGACTCGCCCGGCCAGTGACGCCTTCATGAACATCGGCATCGGCGCAGCGCTTGGCGCGGGCGTCGGCCCGTTCCTGCGGCACATGCCGGCTGACTCGGTACTGCGTCCCGCCCATCCCGACAATCCCCTGCGCCCGGAGAACTTGGACAAGGCGGAGATGGTCGAGATGCGGATCGGTGAGACGCCCGCCGACAGCATCGGCGCCATGCGGGCGACCACGGGAACTGAGGACACGGAGATCGCCGTCGGCAAGTCCAAGATCGCCCAGGCGGTCGATTGGGCGCTGGCGCCGCGCTGGACCCCTCTGGGACGCGCCACGAACTACGTGTCCGAGAAGGCCCGGCAATACCTCTTCGCCGCCTACGACACTGGCGGCCTCCTGACGAAGGGCGACGTGGCAGGCCACGCGCGTCCCGTGGAGGCGGAGACCCTCAAGACGATCTACGACCAGGAGACGGCAAGCGTCCTCCGGGACGTCGATTCGATCTACAAGGCCGCGAACATGGACCTGGGACAATCCGCCCTGGAGACCTCCGCGAAGGGGCTGGTGAACACCTGGACCCTCGGGAAGCGCTCCGCCAACACGATTGGCGAGGACGTCTTCAAGACCGGCGTGACGATCATCCAGCACGGCTCGAACGCCGGCATGACGTCGGCGGACATCTCGAAGAAGGTCATGAAGCATCTGACCGACGCCGGCCTCACGCCCGAACAGGCGGCCCTCGTGCACAAGCGTGTCTACGAGGCCGAGGCTCGCTACCATGAGTCCTATGAGGCCATGTGGAACAAGGCAGTCAAGATGGGGCTGGCCGACCCCGCGCTCAAGGGCGAGGGCCGCTACGGTATGCCCCAACTCTGGCAGAAGGGCGCCATCGACTCGAACCCCGAGGCGTTCCGCGCCTTCATGCAAGAGCACCTGGGCTCCCGTCCGATGGACGAGTGGCTCATGGAACAGGGCTACATCAAGAACCCCAATGCCGAGCCCAAGCTCGACGCGGACGGCAAGCCCATCGAGACGACGCCGCACGCGTCCTGGCAGGACATCTTGGACTCGGGTGATGACACCCTGAAGAACGACATCCTGAAGGACTGGCGCGGCGAAGAGAACGACTACTTCAACGCCCGCGTGGCCGAGGAACTGGCCGACGCCGAGCGCCGCCACAAGCGGAACATGGAGAACCTCTCCGACGTCCTGAGGCAACTTGGGAAGTCCGAGACCGAAGCCCGTGCGGCTCGCCTGTCCGAAGTGAAGGCCCAGGCCCGAGAGATGGAGCGCGGCATCGTGTTCCGCCGGGTGGCCGCAGGGTCGCTCAAGGCGGAGCGTGCTGAAGCCAAGGTGGTCTCGGCGCAGCGTCGCCTGGATGCCATCGGCGGCGGGGACGTCTCCGACCTCCAAGCGGCTCTCCGGGAAAGCGGGGAAGCCCTGGACTCCGCGGGGCCTCGTGAGGCTGCGGCCACTGCCCGTGTATCTGAAGCCGACGCCCTGGTGGCGGACCTGAAGGGGCAGAAGGCGGACGTGATCGCTGAGAAGAAGCAGGTGACTGCCGACTTCCCGCCGAACACGGCCCAGAAGACGCACCACATGATGCCGCTGCGGGACGAGCACTATCGTCTCAAGGCGGAACTGCGTGACGCCCAGGCGGAGCTCAAGGCCGCCCAGGACGAGCTCGCAGAGGCCCAGGCCGACTTCGACCTCCTGGCGAAGACCCAGGCGGACACCCGCCGCTGGCTCGACGCCGCCGCGAAGGACATCGACACGATCAAGTCCAACGAGGCGGACTCGCTGCTGGCCCCTGGGTTCCGCGCCCAGGAGATCGACAACATGGCCGCCCTGGAGGAACTGAAGCGCATCGCTGACGAAGCGACCGCGACCCGTAAGGCGGTCTACGAGAAGCGCCGGATGCTCGGGGACGACGTGAAGGCCGCTCGCAAGGCCGCCAACCGTTCGGTCTCCCAACTCCGGGTGGCGAAGTCCCGTGCCCGTAAGGGATCACACGAGGCGCCGCCGCTGACGAAGTACGTCCAGCAACTCTCGGAGAACCTGCGCGGCCAAGCCCAGGCTCCACGTGGGCTCCTGCTGGAGAACTCGCCGGTCACTGGCCGGCTGAAGGAGCGCAAGTTCCAGTTCAACGAGCAGGAGTACGACCGCCTGCGCGAGCTCGGCTTCCTCGAATCGAACGCCGCCGACGCCTTCCAGAAGTACATGCAAGACATGGGCGGTCAGATGGCCCTCCACCAGGCGTGGGGAGGCAAGAAGATCGAGGACGTCATCCGCGAGGTCGAAGAGGACCTGGACCGCATGATCGGCTCCGCGAAGCCCGAGGACCGCAAGGCCCTGGCGCAACAGCGCGACCTGATTCGGGACGACCTCAAGGCCGCCTCGGATCGTCTCCTGGGGCGCTACGACGTCAAGGACCAGAACGGGGTCGTGTGGATCGCTGACTCCCTGCGACAACTCGGCCTCGTGCGGTTCATGGGTGGGTTCATCTTCGCGGCCATTGGCGACATCGCTACGGCTGCGTGGGCCGCCCCAGGCTCAGTCACCCGCGCCCTCACCGGCTCCGCCGTCCGCGATATGAAGTACATCGTGGAGCAGGCCGCCAAGGGCGACAAGGACTTCAAGCAACTGGAGCGCATCCTGGGCTCCTTCGAGACCGGGCTGCACATGAGCCAGTCCGACAAGGCCCTGGGCCTGGGGGCCGTCCGCGATCACATCGGGTTCGGCACCGGGAAGACCAAGGAGATCACCGGGAACATCACGAAGTACCTGGACCTCGTGGCCGACGCGGGCAACCGCCTGTCCGGTCTCGCGGCCTACTCCAACGTGGTGCGCCGCGCTGCCGGCCTCGCCCAACTGGCGAACATCGCTGAGTGGACGAAGGGGTACGACAAGCTGTCGCCCGGAATCAAGGCGGACCTCGCAGCCGTCGGCATCGGTGAAGTGGAGGCCAAGCGCCTCGCGGAGCTATTCGCCAAGCACGGCTCCGAGGAACGTCGTGGCCTGTTCAACCCTGGGATGTCCAAGTGGCTCTCCGAGCCGGACGGCGACGAGATGAAGGAGGTCCTGGAGGCCGCGCTTGTGAAGGCGCAGAAGCGGGCCAGCTACACGTCCGGCTACGGCAATCAGCCGCTGCTGATGGACAAGTGGTACGGCAAGCTCTTCCTCCAGTTCCAATCGACCGCCTTCCAGTTCACCAACAACTTCCTACGTGCTGGCTTCCAGCGCGGGGCGGTCACTGGTGAGCACGCGAAGTTCGCTCAGGCCCTGGGGATCGTGATGGCCGCTGGCGTCGTCATGAACGTCCTGTCGTCCATGCGGAAGGGTCAAGACCCCACTGAGCAAACGCCGCACGAGATGGCCTACAACACCATCCAGCGCTCGGGCGTCCTGGGTTACCTCGGGTCGTTCGTGGACGCGGGCGTGAAGCTCTCGGACCCCGTGACGAAGGAGCACCTCGGCTTCACCCTTGCTGGTAAGGGGTCGCGGTACTCCCAGGGATCGTGGGCCTCGAACCTCGTGGGGCCGTGGTTCGGAAACCTGGAGACTCTCTCCCAGGCTGGCGCGAACGCCGTCAATGGCGACCTCGACCAGTTCGGGAAGAAGATGCGCTCCCTGGTCCCGCTGCAACAGCAGTACGGGTTCATCAAGTACATCTTCGGAGCAAACGACGACGACTGATGCTGTCGGTTTATGTAACCGATGGGACGCGGACGGACTACACGATTGACTGGCCCTACCTGGAACGGTCGAACATCGTGGTCACTGCGAACGAAGCGCCTCGTGCGTTCACGTTCGTGGATGACCACACCGTCCGCGTCGTCACCATCTTTGGCGAGCCCCTACCGGCTGGCCAAACTCTCAAGATCATGCGGGTTACCCCGGACCTCGTGGACTACGCGAAGTTCGTGGATGCCGCAAACCTGACTGCCGATGACCTGAACCGCGCCCGCCTCCAATGCCTGTTCCTGATCCAGGAGCGGAGCGGAGGCATCACCGGCTCCATCGGGACGGTCATCCAACTGATCCAGAACGAGATCGAGACGGTCTCGGGCGCCCTGGATTCCATTGCGCAGTCCCAAGCCATCCTCACGTCCGGGCTACAGACCCTGGACGACCTCTCGGCTCAGATCACGGTCATCGGCAACGAGGCCGATGCGCTGCACCAACAGATTCTCAAGGAGATCGAGGACCGCGAAGCGGCAACGTCATCTCTTTCGCAGCGCCTGGATGTGGTCGAGCTCGACGCTCAGAACCTCAGGGCGTCGGTGGCGTCGGACATCAACCTCCTGACCACGCAGACCTCCGCGCTGGCCGCCAAGACCGACACGATCCAGGCAACCCTGGACAACCTGGAGCTCTCAGGGGAGGACGGCGACGGGGAAGACGACTCCGACCGGCTGGCCGCGTCTATCATCAACTCCGCTGTCGCGTCGGTGAAGCAAGACTCGGCGCTGGCAAAGCGCGTCGATACGCTCCAGGCGACGATCAATGAGGACATCACCGCCCAGATTCAGACGGAGCAGATTGCTCGTGTGAGCGCCGACGAAGCGCTGGCGCAGCAGATCACCTCCCTTCAGTCCCAGATCGGTGAGGACCTCGCCCAGGTCATTGAGGACATGCAGACGTCCATCACCGCCGTAGACGGCAAGGTGACCGGACTGAATGCGCAGTACACCCTCAAGGCCCAGGTGCAGCGTGCCGACGGCAAGGCTGTCATGGCCGCCATCGGGCTCGCCGCGACGTCGAACGACGACATGAGCGGCTCCGAGATCGTGATGATGGCGAACCGCCTCGTCTTCGCGGACCCGGCGTCTGTCGATGGCCCGCTCAAGCCGCTCTTCACGGCGGGCAACGTGGACGGCTCACCGACCTTCATCATCCCGGCGAACGTCATGGGGGACCGTACGTACCCTGGCCGTCTCCTGGTGGACGGGTCGGTCGAGGCTCGCAGCATCAAGGCCAACGAGATCACCGGCGACAAGATCAAGGCCGGCACCCTGACGGCCCGCGAGGTCAATGTGAACTTCGGGGGCAACCTCGTCCCGAACGCCTCGATGGTGGACGTCAACGGTGGAGTCCCGAACGGATGGGGCTCGTGGAACGGAATCCCAGGGGCCTCAGTCTCGTTTGGGGACAGTGACGGCGGGGGCGTGTCCGTATGGTTCCCCAATGGGACCAAGGGACTGTTCATCCGGCAACTAGGACCCACGGGGAACATTGGTGCGCAGCAATACGCCCTGTTCTCAAGCACGGTCTTCTCTGTACAGGAGGGCACCGACTACGAGTACTCAGTCTACTCAGGCGCTCACCGCTGCACGACCCTGGTGATGCTTGAGTACTTCACGGCGGCGGGGGCGTCCCTGGCAATCTCTCCGCTCGACAAGGTGGCCTATCCAGACCTGTTCAACCCGGCTCAGTTCGGTGGCGGGCAGAACATGGCCCTGTTCAAGAGGATCGGGGGGATTCACCGCGCCCCCGCCGGAGCGTGCTCCGCGCGGCTGCATGTCGGGAAGTACGACACCTACGCAGGCAACGCCGACAGTTGGGGCTTCTTCATGAAGCCCATGGTGGCCGAGGCCAGCCCAGGGCAGACCCGCCTGACGCCGTACAAGGAAAGCGGACTCGGCACGAAGATCACCCCCGGCGGCATCACGACCCCAAGCCTCTCGGCGCTGAGCGCGAACATCGGGCTGCTGCGCACGGCGACGTCCGGGCAACGCTCCGAGCTCGATTCCTACTCCTACCGCGTCTATGACGGGAACAACGTCATGCGCGTTCGCCTGGGGGTCTGGTGATGCCGGCGGGTCTTCAAGTGTTTGACCAGAACGGCGCCCTGGTTCTCGACATCGGGCACCGGCTCGCCCGGATCACGGGGATGTTCTACACCGGCAAGAACACCGGGTACTACGACATCCCTGGGACGAACACAGGCGACCCGTGGTTTGCCGCAGTGGCAACGAACCGTCCAGCGGAACCCGTCGGGGAGGCATCGTTCTCCCTCTCAGGCAACCGACTCTTCTGGTCGTTCCCGCTGCCCGACGGAGTTCCAGACGGCACGGGGCGCTACTACAACAACATCAACTACATGGTCTTCACAGGAGTTCGATGACCGCAGGACTTACCGTGTGGAACACATGGGGAACTGTGCAAGTCGATGATACCTGGGCGAATCTGTCGCTCCGGTACAAGGTCCAGGTCAACACGACCGTCACGGGCGTCAATGGATCACGGGGATACGAAGGGACGCTCACGCTGCCCTGCGACACCCCGCTGCTATTCATGAAGCCTACGGCGTCGGCGTGCATCAAGGCTTGCCAGAACAACGGCAACGGGACGTGGACCTGGACGTTCGGGACGCTGGACCCGGCGACCATCACGACCTACGTGTTCGACAAGCCCGTCTGGCTCGCGCAGTCATTCGGGCTGGAAATCTACGACGCCAATGGCAACAAGACGTTTGGGGACCAACACAAGCCCCTGAGGGTGGCCGGAGTCGTTCAGCCGGGCGCCGCGTCGGTCCAGCCTATCAACTTCTACGAGACGCCCTGGATTTACGCGGGCCTCCCTGCGGGCTCATACGCCGTCTGCGCGTCCAACCCAGGCTCCGGGGAGCAACTCGCGTACGACAACGCTGAGGCCCAATTCTCCCAGGCGCTCTACGCGGGGATACGTGATCGGCAGGACGGGTGCCAGATGGCCTACGTGCCGGTCGCCTCGATTCCTGGGGACGCCTCTCCGGGCTCATTCGTCCCTCCCCAATTCATCATCATCGCAGACGTCATGGGTCTGTAAAGGAGATCAATGGCATGGTATGCAGCCGGTACTGTCGCGCTCACTAACGGGCAAGCGGCGGTCATCGGGACCGGCACGTCCTTCCTCACGAAGGTCAAAGCTGGTGACATGTTTGTCCCCGAGGATGGGGCGAACATCTTCTATGAGATCGCAGAGATCACATCGTCGCTCCAGTTCATCCTCAAGAAGCCCTACCAGGGCACCACGGCCCAAGGCGTCGGGTACGCCATCGTGCCGACGCAGAGTTTCCTGAAGGAGCTCGCGGCCCAAGTCACGGACCTCATCACGCTGTACTCTGACGTCCCGGCTAACGTAGAGGCCGCCGAGGCAGCCATGACGGAAGCTCAGTCCGCCCGTAGCGCCGCTGTGAATGCGCAGACAGCATCCGAGGCCGCGAGGGACGCTGCCGAGGTCTGGAAGGCCGCCGCAGCCGCCAGCGCTCAGTCTGCGAGCCTGTCGGCTGGTGAGGCCGGAAATGCACAGACTGCTGCTGAGGCGGCGCGAGACTCGGCCCAGGCGGCGCAGGAGATCACCACGGCCGCCCGCGACGTAGCCCTGGCTGCCCGAGACGCGACCATTGCCTCGGAGTCCGCCGCAGCCGCAAGCGCAACACAGGCGCAGCAAGCTGCCGATGACGCCGCCGTCAATCTCACGGAGGTTACTGCGACGGCGAACAATGCACTGAGCGTGGCGAACGGGATCGACGCGAAGGCGCAGACGGCTCTGGACGACTCGTCGGCGGCTGTCGCGACGGCCAACGCCGCTCAGTCCACAGCCAACGGGATCGACGCGAAGGCACAGACGGCTTTGGACAACTCAGCTGAGGCCACGAGTGCGATAAACGCGCTGTCAGGTATCGCCGTGGTAAAGGACGGGAGTGTCCAGTTTACGGGGCACCAGAAGGCCAAGGATAGTACGCCGACAGACCCACTCCACCTCGCGAGCAAAGGGTACGTGGACGCTGCCGCAATTGGCCTAAGCACCGTTACAGGTTTGTCTGCCGACATGCTGACAGGCGCCGTTCCGGTAACTGCCACGGCATCCTCCGTCCTCCTTACGTCCGGCACCGGGGCGATTGTCCGCATCACCTCCATCGGGAACATCACAGCCAACCCAAACTCGGCAGGACCAACGGCTGGAGGCCGCGACACCTCATCTGCGCTTCCGGCTGGCTGGATTCACTGGTACTTCATCTGGAACGGGACGACCCTATCAGCTATCTGGTCGGCGGCGTCGACCCCGGCGCTACCCCCTGGGTACACGCATTGGGCCTACGGATTCACTGTGTACTGGAGCGGCACCGTCGTGAGCAGCTGCCGTGTTCGAGGGTCGATGGTCAAGTTCAACGGTCCGCTCTCGATGGGGACGCGCGGGGCGTCATCCGGGGCCGAAGGGGCCGCTGTCAACATGACTATCAGCCGGGTCCCCCCTAACGCATCCGAAATGGGCCTTATGGTCCACTGCTACGCGTCGTCCAGCGGGACGGCTGCGCTTGAGTACCTTGTGGGTCCGTCAGAATCCGGAGGCGTACGCGAGTACATGACGAAGTTCGTGACCGTCCCCAATCAGTACATCGATGTAGTCGGTCACATCACCATCCCTGCGACAGGGACCGTTAGTGTGTTCTATCGCAACGTGTCGTCAGGCGTCCTTTCCGATGCGGGGAGCACGCTATGGATTAGCTGGTTCCGAATCCCCAACGGCGGATAAGCATCACCCAACAACTCAACTCTTACCTGAACATGAAAGAAGCAAACAAGACCGCATTCATCTGGACCGCCAACGGCGTCGTGTCGGCAGTGACCTTCCCCGGCGAGCAAGTGAGCGTCCCCGGCGTCCTGACCGCCGAAGTGGACGTGGCCGAGATCGTCGGCGTAGGCGAAGTGTGGCCCCCGGTGAAGGCGGACAAGGCGCCCAAGACCCCGAAGGCCACGGGCGCCAAGAAGCCGAAGGCTGACGCCGCGTAATGAACGGCGAGTTCTCCCTGAAGCAGTTCCTGCTGCTACTGACGGGCATGGGCGTCATCATCGGCCTGGGTAAGCTCCTGGCCTCGAACGAGCGGTTCACGTGGCGCCTCGCCATCGGACGCTCGATCATCTCCGCAGGACTGGCCGTGGCCGCAGGTTCGCTCCTGGCGTTCATCCCCGGCCTGTCGCAGATGGCCCTCCTGGGCCTCGCCGCAGCGTCTGCTGTCCTGGGCGAGCAGTTCCTGGAGAAGGTGATCCACCTGAAGGCCGGCGGGTCGCAGTGACCTTCCGCATCCTGCGGGCCTCCGAGCACCACGCCGAGGCCCTGCGGGCACTGCACACCCTGACGTTCCCCGGCGACAGTCACGAGGACTACCTGACCGGCTGGTGGTGGATCGTCTTCGACGGGTGGAACCCCGTGGCATTCGCAGGGATGCGCCACGCCCACTCCGAACTCGACGTCATCTACTTCAGCCGCTGCGGCGTCCTCGCGTCGCACCGTGGCCTGGGCCTCCAGAAGAAGCTCCTGGCCCGACGCCTCGCGCTGGCAAAGCGCCTGGGTGTCAAAGCCTGCATCTCCACAACCATCGTCATGAACACCCCGTCCTCGAACAATCTGATTCGGGCGGGCTTCCGTCTCTACGACCCCGCAGAACCCTGGGGCCACAACGAGACCCTCTACTGGCGAAAGGAACTCATTGTCGAAAAACGAGCCGCGCATCCGGGAGAAGTTCGAGAACATTCTCCTTGATGGGCTGACGGGCGTCCCCCTGGTGGGTAAGGACGGCCCCGTGATCGACCCGACGACCGGACAGGTCGTAATGGGTCCCCCGGACAACGGCTTCCTGGCCGTGGTCAAGGGCTACCTGAAGGACCTCATGGGCTTGAAGCCCGCCAAGCCCGAAGAGAATCTCCCGGCCACCGGGAAGTCCTCGGGCCTCCTGGAGCGCTTCGAGCGCCAGATGCCATTCGGAGCTCGGCACGTCCAGTGAAGACGTGCGCCAAGTGCGGGGCACAAAAGCCCCTCACAGACTTCTACGCCTACGGCGGGAAGGTAAAGGGCAAATGCAAGCCGTGCTGGTCCGCAGATACCGCCGCGCGTCTCTTGGAGACGCCTCGTGGCGTCGCCAACAGGCTGATTGCCGGCGCCCGGAAACGCCGCCCGGTGACTGTATCGGTGGAGCAAATCGAGGCCGGCATCGTGCGTGGCGCCTGCGCTGTAACGGGTCTCCCGTTCGTAATTGGCAGGAGCGGCACTGGCGCACGGGCGCTTGCCCCGTCCATCGACCGAATCGACCCGTCGCTGGACTACACCCCGACCAACACCCAAGTCGTCTGTTGGCTCTACAACCGCGCTAAGGGCGACGGTAGCCACGAGGACGTCTTGATGCTCGCGGAGGCTCTATGTCCGAAGCTGTGACCCGCCCCTGGTGGTGGGAGTCGGACGACCCGCTACGAGAGGACTTCCGAAATCTGGTGTACCTGATTTGGGAGCACATCGGGCTTCCCGAGCCGACCCCGGCGCAGTACGACATTTGTCGGTTCCTCCAGTTCGGATGGGCCGGCTACGGTCGGAACGACGAGACCGGAGAGATCATCGAGTGGTTCGGTCACGAGCCTATCGAGCCTAACCGCACCGGCTGGACGCGGATGGGTAACCCCGAGTCCAAGTTCCGCGAAGACATCATCGAGGCGTTCCGCGGCATCGGGAAGTCCTTCCTGACGTCCGCGTTCGTCCTGTGGCGCCTCTACCGGGACCCGGTGAAGGAGAAGGTCATCGTCCTTTCCGCCTCGGGCGCGAAGGCCAAGGAATTCGTCTCCATGACGAAGAACATCCTGATGACCATGGACCTCTTCGAGCGTCTGCGGCCTCGGGACGACCAACGCGACACCGCGTGGTCCTTCGACGTCAATGGCGCCTCGATCTCCCAAAGCCCCTCGGTGAAGGCCGTAGGTATCACGGGCCAGATCACCGGCTCCCGCGCCACGCTCATCATTCCCGATGACATCGAGGTCGTGGACAACTCGCGGACCGAAGACGCCCGTGAGCGCCTGCTGCACAAGACGAACGAGTTCGCCGCTATCAAGGTGACTGGCGGGGCCGACGTGATCTTCCTGGGGACGCCCCAGACCGAAGAGTCGATCTACACCAAGCTCATCAAGGAAGGCGGAGCGATGGGCTGGATTCTCCCGGCCCGCTACCCGCGCAAGGATAAGCGCGACTCCTACAAGTTCCAGATCGAGGGTCGAGAGACTCCCCTGGACTGCCTCGCTCCCCGCGCCCGCGTGGTGGACCTGGAGCCGTCCCTGGAGTGGATGCCGACCGACCCCGAGCGGTTCGATGAAGTCGAGCTCTCCAACCGGGAGACAAAGGGCCGCGCCTACTTCGCCCTCCAGTTCCAACTGGACACGAGCCTGTCGGACGCCGAGCGCTACCCGCTCAAGCAGAACGACCTGATCGTGATGGCCTGTAACTTCCTGAAGGCGCCGATGACCGTCTCGTGGGGGCATGACTCCAACGGGCGGAACAAGCGGATCGACCTCAAGAACTACGGGTTCACCGGAGACACGTGGCTCGCCCCGCTCTTCATCGACAACGATTGGGCGCCCTACGAGCAAAGCCTGGTGTTCGTGGACCCGTCGGGCCGGGGCAAGGACGAGACCGGCTACGCGGTCCTGAAGGCCCTGAACGGCATGATGTACGCCGTGGAGACCGGGGGCATCCAGGGCGATCCTGGCGCCGCCATGCAGAAGGTCGCAGAGGTCGCCAAGCATCACAACGTCAACGAGATCGTCATCGAGCCGAACTTCGCCCCTGGAGTCTGGATTAGCGCGTTCGAGCCGATCCTGGCGAAGGTATGGCCGGCGGAGAAGCCTGGGGACACCTCGGGCTGCACCGTGCGCGAGGCTGAGTGGTCGAGGGCTCAGAAGGAAGTCCGCATCATCGACACCCTGGAACCCGTCATGGGGAGTCACCGACTCGTCGTGGACGAGACCGTGGCGATGGATGCGGTCCTGATGTACCAACTGACCCACATCACCCGCGAGCGCGGCGCCCTGGCCCACGATGACCGCCTGGACGCCCTGGCCGGCGCAGTGTCCGAAATGCAGAAGGTTTTGCGCATCGACGTCGCCAGCGCCGCCAAGGACATGAAGGACGCCGAGCTCCAGGCGCTCCTGGACCGCTACGTGCGGGACCTGGAGGACGGCAGGACGTCCTGGGACGATTGGGACGACGAGCGGGTAGGCGCCAACGTCCGCTATCAAGGGTGATAGCCAAGCCGCCGATAGCCTCGTAAACTATCGGCAAAATCAAATCAAACAAGAAGGGTCACTATGAAGTCGCTGCTGGTTACCGCCGCTGTCCTGGTTCTCGCCGGATGCGGCACTCAGACTCAATGGGTCAACACGAAGATGGAGAAGCCAGGCCACTGGCGCTCGGACCTCCAGGCGTGCCGTGAGGTCGCCTCCCACGAGGCCGGTCCGATGGACACCCGCAACGGGTACACCATCGACCAGATTCGCCTCCAGCACGCCGCCAAGCTCTCCGGCTACATCCAGGACTGCATGGAGGACCGGGGCTGGGAGCGTCAGGCCGTCCAGAAGTCGTGACGATCCCTGACACCCCGAACGGGCGGCTGGTCACCTACCTGATGTCCAGCTACCTGTACTACGTCGAGGACGTCCACGTCCTGAGCGACTGCGACTTCGACTACCTGTGCAACCGGCTGGTCCAGGAGTGGGAGCAGATCGACCATCCCCACAAGGTCCTGGTGAGTCTTGAGGACCTCCGGGCCGGCACCGGCTACGCCATCAAGTACCCCACGATTGTCGCTGGCGCAGCCCGGCGCTGGTATCGAGAGTCCACGAAGCGCTAGGAAGGCCCAGGAGCGCTTGGAGGCGCGGGGAGTCACCGAGACACCCTGCCGCCGGTAGGGGCCGTCCTGGAGCGTCTCGTGAGGCCCCAGGGGCCATGGCGAATTCCCCAGAAAATTTTGGGCGCAGTAGCGCGTAGTGACTTGCGTGGCCGCGCGAACGCGAATCCCCCCTGCCGCCCCCAGGCCCCCTTGGCCGGATCGAGGGGCGCATCGGCCACGCCTAGCCGTACCGTGGGACCTCGGGCGTCCCCACGACGGCCCGTGAGCGTCGGCAATTCCCTTGCGAATCAATGGCTTGCACCCTGCGGCCAGCGGATACATGGGACTCACGCCGCATCCGATGGGCTCCAGGACGGCGCGGGACGGCAGGCAGCACCAGGACAGAGGTTTGGCGAGAGCGCGAACGCGTGCACTTGCTTGCCTCTGTTTCCTGTTTTGGGCGGTCCTGGGCCGTCCTGGAGCGTCTCCGGCGTCCGGGGGCATCGCAGGCGGTCCTATGCGTCCTGGGCCGTCCTGCCCTCTTATAGGCTCGCTACGGCCTGCGGCCTCCGCTCGCGCTGGTGCGATGCGCATGGATCGCGGGGCCGTCCTGGTGACGTCTGGTGACGTCGGGGAGAGGGCGGGGAAGGTCGGGGAGAGGCACCCTCAGAGTAAATCAGTACATGGTAGTACCGCTGGGCCGGTCTATGAGATAGAGAGGCCCTGCCCGTCTTTAAGACGTCTCTAAGACCGTCCCTAAGCCGTAGATGGGGGATGGATGGGGGAGTATCCACTCCCTCCGCTAGAGACCCTCTCTATGTTCCGCTCGACTCGCCATGACTTGCCTGTGACCGTCTGAGGTATGCCGCACGGCATCGCCCGGCAAGTCATGGCTCATCGCGCGGCCTGAGAATACCCCTACAAAGCAATCAACTTCTAAGCGATTCGCTTTACATGGCCGGCGCCCGCCTCTACTATGAAGGCTCATCAACAAACAACGTACTAAACACACCATGTTCAACGCCTGGATAGCTGCACTCTTCGGTAGCCGCCACTCTGGCTACATCTCGTGGGAGGGGACCATGCACCGCGCCCGCTTCCGTCACGGGCGTCTGGTGGACGCGGACGCCGCCACGGCGAACGCTTACGGCCTCATGGCCGCTCACTTCGATCAAATCGGCTTCTGAGGACTCACCATGAACCGCAAAGACTTCCGCAAGGCTCGGGTAGCCGTGAATCGGGGCGTGTTCGGGCTCGCAGACGATGAGGTGCCGGGCTACTCCGCAGCACTCCGCCTGCAAGGGCAGCGCTTCGACGTCCTGCAACTGCGCACGGGCGGTTTCACCACGGACGCGCGTAGCCGTATCAAGGTCTATCCGATGCTCGGGGCTCGCCATGGGCGCTAAGAACACCAACCCTGCCGAATGGCCGCTCTTCGCCGCGACGCGCCAGGACGGCACCAAGACCGTGTATAGCTCGCCGGACTTCTCCAGCGCCGTGCGTTACTGCCCTGCGGCCGTGCGCGTGGTGAACCTGGAGACGGGCGAAGAGTGGGAGAAGGATAACCCCACGATTCAGTCGGGTTCTAAGTGAAGCGTTTGACTTACTGTGATGCGCTTGGCACTATGTGAACTCCTAAGCAACTCACTTCACCGCAGCAACGAAACACCATGACACACCAAACGAAACCCAAGCGCCGCAAGGCCCCGAAGCGCCGCACAGCAGAGTCCCTTGTCCGATTCTGCCGCCGCACTCCTACCGCACCTCTTGAGGCCCTGACCCTGGCAGACGTCGCAGACGTTATCGCCCTGCCAGTGCGAGGTGTCGAATGACGGCCCCGCGTAGGAGAAGAGCCTGGACCCTGGTTGTCTACGGTCACAGATAGCGCGTTTTGCCCATTTCGCAGTGCTCCAGTTCTAGCCGCTCTCACGGGGCGGCTACGGCGGGCGCATTGACCCGGACAGACGACCACAACAGACACAAGGACACACCATGACTACCGAAATCACCCATGCCGACATCCTGGACCTGCGCGACATCACCGACCGCGTAGAGGACCTGGAGAGCCAGAAGGAAGACGCAGAACTCGCGGAGGACTCCAGCGCCGCCATGCGCGAGTGGGACGCATCCGAAGAGGCGCACGAACTGTCGCAACTGCTGGCCCTGCTGGACGAACTGCGTGGATACGGCGGCAATCACCAGTGGCGCGGCGACTGGTACCCGGACATCCTCATCGCAGAGGACCACTTCCAGGACTACGCACAGGAACTTGCGGAGGACTGCGGGATGGTCACGAAGGGCGCTCAGTGGCCGAACAACTGCATTGATTGGGAACAGGCCGCCCGCGAGCTCAAGATGGATTACACGTACGTCCGCGTGACCCTGGGCCATAACGGGCAGGAAGGCGATTACTACTACCGCTGAGGTAGCGCGTTTCGCCCATTCCACAGTGCTCCAGTTACAGGCCCTGCGGGGCCTCTAGCGGGCGCATTGACCCGGAACAGTCCGCACCCTGAGTGCGTCAGTGCGAGCCCCTTGCGAGGGGGTTCCTGCGGGCGCATTTGAGCGGGCTACATGACAAGGGACTCACCATGACACGAACAGTTGACCGCATCCGCGCGGATCACGAAGCGAACCAGGACGCGCAGCGCGTTATCGACGTCACGCCGACCTGGAGCGCCGTCCTGCCGTATCTGCTGGTCGGTATCGAATCCGGGAACGCCGAGGGCAAGCGCATCGCCCGCGAAGAACTTGCGCGGATGGCACGGGCGGCGGACCTCTACAACGCATCGCGTAAGGGGGACGCGCAATGACCATCATCTACCGCACCGAACAGGCGTTTTATGACGGCGTGGCAGCCCTGGTGGCCCGTGGTCTGACATTCCGCGCCGACTTCGAAGGCATGACCGTGACGCTCCTGGGGGGCTACTGATGACCCGCCAGCGCCGCACCCTGCCCCGGCGCGTCCCTGAGATCGTTTGGACGTGCTGCGCCTTCGTGGTCTTCACCCTGCCCGCGTTCGCGGACTTCCTGAACCGGGGGTGACGCCATGGCGATCAAGTTCCTACCGCGCGACCTGGAGTGCATGGCCCTGGGGTTCATGACGCCGGGCGCGGACTCTCTCAACGCCGCCGAGCATCTACAGGACGCGCTTAAACGCGCTTGGGGATGGGACGTGACCCTCGCCTTTGCGCGGGACGTCATCGAGTTCCTAGAGGGGCGATGACATGCCGAGCAAACCAAGGCCGGTACGCGTGGCCCTCAACGTGCAAGGCGAGGACAACGCGCAGGCAATCTTTGACGTCCTGGCCGCGCAGGACCGTAAGGTCGGCATGGGCCGCAAGCGGGCTACGTGGTGGTTCGTCGCGTTCAATCTGCGGCCCGGTGAAACGCCGGGCGAGATGCTCGCGCACATCCGCTCCCTGTTCCCTCGCGCCCGCATCGGGCTCCAGGACGTCTTTATCTCCCGCTGAGACTTCACCAGACGCCCCAGGATCGCATAACGCGGTCCGGGGCTCACTGCCCTACACACCATGACAATGAACGCACAGCAGCGCCTCTGGGGCCTGCCCGTCAATCCGCAGTTTTACAGTGATCCCCCGCACGTCTGCATAGTGCGCGGGCATTGGGTCTGCGTGGGCCGCGAGACCATCCGTACAGGCGGTACGGCGCGGCAAGCGTACGCGCTTGGGTCGGGGAGGTCCGCCGCCGTCTGACTGCGCCCTTCGGGGGCATGGAGAACGCCCCGCACGGCATGCTGGCTACCCTGCCGCGCTACAGGCCCCGAGGCGCGACCCGGCGCGGCCCGTCGTCCCCACGTTTCGAGTAGTGCGCTTCCCTGGCCTCCCGGCGACGTTCGAGTCACCTACTTGAGCGCCGCCTTCTGAGCCTTAGGGGTCGCCATTACAGCCCAGATAAAGCCGTACAGCGTATCACGCAGGGGTGGGGTATCGCCCCATTCTTGAGCGACGTAAAGTCCCCATTCCGAATGTGCCGCACCCGTTTGGGGCACGCCGGAAGAGGGGTCAAAACCGATACGAGATTCCCCGAGTCTTTGCCGAGTAAATCAGTACATGGCAAGGGCCGAGAGGAATCCTTAAGACTGTCTTATAGACGTCCTATAGAACCATAGGAGGTCTATAAGAGAGCCTTGCGCGAGTAGCTGTTGCAGATAATGCGATGGCAGCTATGAAGTGAGTGACTCTGTTGTATTCCGCCCGATAGAATCCGCTCCTGAAGTTTGTAGCTGTCCTCCTGAGTTACAATTTGAGTTCTTTGGAGATCACCATGACTGTCAAGCTGGATTCGAGTAACGCCGTGCTACGCGGCCGATTCGGAGCGTGGATCAAGGAGCGCCGCGAGGCCCTGGGGTACACACAATTAGAAATGTCGTCCAAGGTCAATTATGCGTACGCCGCCATGGTGTCGCAGATTGAGCGAGGCGCCAGCGCACTGCCTCCGCACGACCTTCGCCTCTGGGCGGAAGTCCTGGAGGTGAAACCTGACGAGTTTGCAATGACGTACTTGTACTACTGCCAACCGTTCATTTATCAATGTTTGACGGGAAAAGACCCTTATGTTGCCGAACGCCTCCCCAAAGCCCCAAAAACAGTCATGTCAGCGCCCGGTCGCCCGAGCGTGCGCCGTGCACGGGATGCTCACTGACGTTAGCTGGTGCAAAGTGGGGCCGCTGTACGTGGAGCACGACGCGGCATTCTTCAACGTAGAGCTCGCGGACTCGGAGCTCCTGGTGTCGGCCATGCCGGACGGCTACATCACGGTCTCGGACGTCTTCGGCGCGAACGCGCTGCGGTGGAATGCTGACCGCACGGGCGTCCACATGGAGGTCTACGAGATGGTCAAGCAATTGTCGGGAGGGAGCCATGAGCATCTACAAACGGCCTGATGGGGCCGGATACTGGTACGAGTTCGTCCTGAAGGGCAAGAGGTTCCGGGGGGCAACCGGGACTGACAACCCGTCGGAGGCTCGCCAGATCGAAGCGCAAAAGCGCTTGGAGGCCGCAGAGGCCATGCGCCGCGACGCGCTAGGGGTGAAGCGTTTGACCCTGTACGTTGTCGCCCAGATGTGGCTCACTGAGACCCAGAAGGTTCTGAGCGACACGCGCAACAACGCCAGCCGCGTCCGCAAGCTCTTCGGGACCGAATTGGTCTGGACGAAGATCAAGGGCCATCCCGACGGCGGCGAGTGGACCCCACGGGAGAACGCGCGGTACGGCCTGAGCAAGACCATGATGGTCGATGAGCTCACCCAGGCCGACCTTCTGAGCCTTAAACGGGAGCGTTTGACTGAGGGCAACTCGCCTTCCACGATCAACCGTGAGATGGCGCTGGTCCAGTCGCTCCTGGGATTCGCGGAGGCCATGGGAGTCTCCATGCCGGCGCGGGCGATCATCTGGGACGCCAAGCGGAACCGGGCGGCCAGCGCCAAGATGCCAAAGACGCCCCCGAAGACCCGCTGGCTCACCCTGGCCGAGGAAGAGAAGCTGCTGGGCTACATGCGCGAGCGCGTGAGGCCCGAGGACGTCGCCTGGATCGACGCGCTGGAGCTCAGCACCCTGCTGCTGGACACCGGGGCGCGGTACTCGGAGATCGCCGGGATGCGGTGGGACCAGGTGAGCCTGGAGGGGGACGTGATGATCGACCTCCAGCGGAGCAAGACTCGGAACAGGTCCTGGCTGAAGGTCACGAAGCGTGCTGCGGCGATCCTGAGGCGGCGCAAGCCGGCCACGCCGGGCACCTACGTCTTCCCGGCCCAGGTAGCGGTCGCTCGGGGCACCATGGCCTACTCTCGTGAGGACGAGCCGCGCGGCCACGCCACGAAGAAGATTCAGCAGGCTATCGAAGAGTGCGGGCTGAACGAGAACGCGGCCCAGGTCGGTCGGGTGACGCCCCATACCTTCCGGGACACCTACGCGAGCCGGCTGGCCCAGGCGGGCATCTCCCTGGCGGAGATCGCCAACATCCTGGGGCATAGCTCGACGCAGATGACTGAGAAGTACGCCCATCTGTGCCCTGACCGGGCGGGCGAGAAGGCGGCGGATGTCCTGGACCGGCTGATGCACGCCGAGTAA